CCAAAGCCGCAATGGGCTTGAACGCTGACGCTTTGCAGTCGTCTACAAAAGCGGCTGTCGCTGCCACCATCAGCGCATCCCAAGGACGTATTGAGCTGACTTCTCGTTTGCTGGCTGAAGGTGTGAAGACTCTGTTCAAGAAGATTTTGTTCTTGACGGTGACACATCAAGACAAGGCTCGCATGATTCGTCTGCGCAATGAGTGGGTGCAGATTGACCCACGTTCATGGGATACGTCAATGGACGTGTCTGTGAATATCGGTTTGGGCAATGGCGACACCAATGAGAAGTTGGCTGCTTTGGCTCAATTCGCGGCTAAACAAGAATCCATCATCAACCAATACGGCTTGGAGAACCCTGTTGTGTCACCACAACAATACGTTCGTACCTTGCGCAAAATGGTTGAGTTATCTGGCTTCAAGGACGCCTCGTCATTCATCAATGACTTGCCTGACGACTGGAAACCACCAGCCAAGCCAGCTCCAAAGCCAACTCCTGAAGAAGTCTTGGCTCAAGTTCAGGCTCAATCCATCCAAGCTGATATTCAGAAGAAGGCAGCGGAACTAGAGCTGAAGCGTCAGCAAATGATGCGTGATGATGACTTCCGCCGAGATCAGATGAATCAAGATCGACTACTTAAACAATACGAACTTGAGTTAAAGTACAACACACAGATAAGCACTGCCCAAATCGTGGCAGAGCAGAATGTAAACAGCGAGGCTGTAAGACAGCAAGGCGCATTGGCTCAACAAGTTGTTCAGCAAGCGCAGCCTGAAGTCCAGCAGCCTATGCAACCCATCAACCCACAAGGAATGGTCTAAGTGAGCGATAACCAAGAAACCGTCCGTAAGGGCAAAAAGGCTGAGAGTCTGATTCAAGACGAGGCCTTTTCAGCAGCACTGCTGCAAATGGAGAACGATGCCGTCTGGCTTTGGAAAAGAACGAAGCCAGAGGACACCGTGAAAAGAGAGAGCGCGTGGCACATGATTCAAGCCGTTGAGCAGTTCCGTACCCAGATCAACAAGATCATGGACAACGGCAAGATTGCACAGCGTCAGATCGAACGCGCTCAGAAATCATTGGTATAAAGGAATTTGGAAATGTCAGACGGAAACGCCAACCCCACAGGGAGCATCCCCGCAGGTCCAATGTCAGTGGACGAAGCGTCCAGTGCCCTCGCTCAATTATTCGACCCTGAAGAAGGACAAGCCGAAGAAGTAGATGAGGCGCAGTTGTCATCCGATGAGGATGACGCGGCATCTGTTGATGAAGAACTTGACGTGCAAGACGATGAGTCAGGTGACGAAACGACAGATGAACAGTCAGAAGATTCTGATGAAACTGAGGAAGACGAACAACCACAGGTTTTCACCGTCAAAGTTGATGGCAAGGAAATCGAAGTGACGTTGGACGAACTCCAGCAAGGTTACAGCAGAACCCAAGACTACACACGAAAGACGCAACAGATCGCTGAAACCCGTAAAGCGGTTGAAGCTGAAGCTGCTGCTATTCGTGCCGAGCGTGAACAGTACGCTCAATTGTTGGGAGCGTTGCAACAGCAACTTGAGTCGGCTGGTGAGCAGCCTATTGATTGGGACCGTCTTTACGCAGAAGACCCCATTGAATGGGTACGCCAGCGAGAGTTAGTGCGTGACAAGCAAGAGCGACAAGCAGCTATTCAATCTGAACAGCAGCGACTTTCTCAGCTTACTGCGCAACAACGGTCAGAGGAGATGAAGGCGACACTTGCGAAAGAAAGTCAAGCACTCATCCAAGCCATTCCTGAATGGAAAGACGAGAAGAAAGCAAAGGCTGAAAAGGCTTTGTTGATCGAGTTTGGACAGAAGGTCGGTTACTCTGAAGACGAACTCAAGAATGTTTTTGACCACAGGGCTGTCATCACGTTGCGTAAAGCAGCGTTGTATGACCAGATGGTGTCCAAGCGTAAGGACATCAAACCCGTAGTCAACAACGGCCCACGCCCAGTAAAGCCTAGTGCTGCTGGTCGTGTCTCCACAACAACTGAAGGTACTCGCGCAAAACAGCGTCTTGCAAAAACTGGTCGTGTCGATGACGCGGCTAAAGCAATTGAACTTCTTTTGAAATGAGGCACTTAAATGGCAATCGTAACTAACACATTCACCACCTTTGATGCCAAAGGCATCCGTGAAGACCTGTCAAACGTCATCACCAACATCTCGCCCGAAGAAACTCCTTACATGAGCAACATCGGTCGTGAGTCAATCAGCAACTCTTTGTACGAGTGGCAGACTGACGCATTGGCTTCTGCTGCTGCTAACAAGCAGTTGGAAGGTGATGACATCACTTCGTTTGACGCTGTGACAGCAACTGTGCGTATGCAAAACTACGCTCAGATCAGCCGCAAGACAATCGTGTTGTCTGCTACTGAAGAAACCGTCAACAAGGCTGGTCGTAAGTCTGAATTGGCTTACCAGATCGCCAAGCGCGGTGCTGAGTTGAAGCGTGACCAAGAATTCACATTGTTGAATGGCGCTGTGGCTGCTGCTGGTAACAGCACAACCGCTCGTGGCACTGCTTCGTTGGGCGCTTTCGTGAAGACCAACGTGGATATGCAAACCAACGGTGCAAATCCTGACTACACAACTTTGCCTACATCTGCTCGTACAGACGGCAACGTGCGTACATTCACCGAAACCATCTTGAAGAACGTCATCCAAAAGGTGTGGTCTGCTGGTGGTACACCAAAGATGTTGATGGTTGGTCCAGTGAACAAGCAGCGCGTGTCTGGCTTCTCTGGCATCGCATCAAGCCGTTTCAACATTGACGGTGGCGCAAAGCCAGCGACTTTGGTTGGCGCTGTTGACATCTACGTGTCTGACTTCGGCAACGTGCAAGTTATCGCTAACCGCTTCCAGCGCGAGCGTGACGCATGGGTGATCGACCCTGACATGGCTAAGATGACCACTCTGCGTCCTTACCAACAAGTTGAACTCGCCAAGACTGGTGACGCTGAGAAGCGTATGCTGATCGTTGAGTGGGGTCACAAAGTGTTGGCTGAGAACGCAATGGGCTTGGCTGCTGACTTGATTACTTCTTAATCAAACCAAGGAAAGGGGCGGGGAAACTCGCCCCTTTTTTTATATGAACGAATCACGACTCTTTGACTATGACGAATACACAGGCTTGAAGAAGGTCTGGCATTACGATGCAGAGAAGGATGAGGCAACGATTGAGACTGTTCAAGATATTTCATCCATTATTGAGATGAACAAGATTGACCAGACGCAATCAGACAACAACGGCTGGAAAGGTGAGTTCCACCATGTTGCTCGAATCCCTTTGTCTGTTTACTACAAGCTGCAAGCTGAAGGCAAATTGAATGACGATGCCTACATGAAGCGCTGGTTAAACGACCCTGAAAACAAATTCTTTCGCGTGAAAGAAGGACAAGTATAAAAAATGACACAAGAAACCGTCAAATACATTGCAGTATGCACACCAGCAAGAGATATGGTCCACTCGAACTACACGTTCTGTTTGGTCAATATGGTGGCGTACCACACACTGAACACACCTGACGCAATCTGCCTGAAAATCAATCAAGGCACATTGATTCAGAACCAACGCGCAGACCTGTGCCTTGAAGCAATGCGTGAGGACTGCACTCACGTTTTGTTCATTGACTCAGACATGACCTTCCCACAAGACATGGTTGGTCGTTTGCTGGCGCATGACAAAGACATCGTGGCTACCAACTGCGCTCGCAGACGTATGCCAACAGGACCAACAGCCCGTGGCTTAGATGGTCAGCTTGTCTACTCAATGCCTGAATCAACTGGCTTGGAAGAAGTCGAGTCGATTGGCATGGGCGTTATGCTCATCAGCCGCAAGGTGTTCGAGAACCTGTCAGAGCCGTGGTTTGAAACTCCTTGGCGCACAGACAAGCGTGGCTATATTGGCGAAGATGTTTTCTTCTGTCGCAAAGCACGTGCTGCTGGCTTTAAAATATACATAGACCACGATGTGTCGAAGGAAATCGGACACATTGGGACATTTGAATTCAGGCACGAACACACTTGGGTGATGCGTGACTTGGATAAAGCACAAAAGGCATCCTAATGGCACTCTCTACCTACTCAGAGCTGAAGTCCTCAGTTGGCGATTGGTTGAACCGATCTGATTTGACGACGACTATTCCTGACTTTATTTCGTTGGCTGAAGCTCAAATTGAGCGTAAGTTGCGTACCCGTCAGATGATGTCTCGTGCAACTGCAACGATTGACACTGAGTATGGCGCTGTGCCAGCAGATTTCCTAGAAGTCAAATCACTCAAGCTGCAAACGAATCCAGTGACTCCTTTGCAGTTTGAGACGATTGACTCTTTGGACAATCTCCAATCTCAATATCCATCATCTGGAAAGCCTCGATACTTCTCTATCGTTGGCGGTCAGATTCGTACTGTGCCAGTGCCAGACTCATCGTATGACACTGAGCTGACGTACTACGCAAAGTTGACGAAGTTATCAGATTCAGTGACCACCAATTGGCTGTTGACTGCTGCTCCTGATGTTTACGTCCTTGAAGACTTAAAGATCACGGAGATCAGTGATCCTGTGGTTCGCCGGTACTTGATCCCACTCAGCACCTTTGACGGGAATGTGGTTTCCTTTGGTGGACATGACTTCTTCTGGTTGACTGCTGGTACACTGACATATGCCTACGACATGGATAACAAACTGTGGCACAGGATGTCTTGGAAGACTTCTGCTGACTTCCCTATCAGGAATGCTCACACAGTCTTTGTGACAGGATTGGGTAACGTCACCGTGTTTAACGTCAATGGAGATACAGCATTCTACAGCTTCCAAGCTGGGACATACACTGATTGGAACACAGCTACAAATGCTGGTATTAACTTTCCCATGCGGATTATCACTGACCCAGAGTTCTTTGAAACTTATAATAGGAAAACTGCTGGTAGATTGATCATCAATGGAGATCGCCCACCA